ATGAAATTTAACATTGCTGATATAGTAGAGCACCCTTCTTATGGTGTCGGAATTGTCGTTGAACGGTGTATGTCTGCCAGCGGAGTAAATGAGCTGTATTCTGTTCTGTTCAACCGAGTTCTTTCAAATAACGGCGTTAAGCGTGTGTTTGGTTCTGATCTGAAGTTTGTTAGACATACGGAGCCGGAAAAGGAGGAACAGAAATGAAACCTTGTGTTACTCCCGTTCTCGATGATTTTGATATTGGGCTTATCATTGATGCTCTTGATGTATACCTTGAAAAGCTCGAAACAGAAAACAACCTTTGTGCTAGTCGTGATATCCGTCTTGTCGCTATCCTTAAACAGCAGCTTGAAGGTCTCGTAAGCTGCGAAGATGTTCAGATTGTTGAGAGGTGAGCAAAAATGAAGAATACTGCTACCCTTATTCTGAATGAGGATGATTTGGTATATTTGTCTAATACTCTGCAGCAAGATTATCATAAAGCTTTAGACGCTTATACAAAACTCTGGCGTTTTAGTCAGCATTCTGATTTTGTACCTTCTGAGGAACTCGCTGCCCTGGATTATAAGGTTGATAGGCTGCTTGCTTTATGCTTGTATTTTGATGCTGTTATTTCTGATCTTTATAAACCTGATCCTGATCCGAATGATCCATACCCTTTTTAAAGTCCATAGATGAACCTGTGCGAGCTCGTTTAGTGGTTGCGAGCCTAAATAAAACCACCTCCACGGCAATAACGCCGATAACATAATCGCCCGGAACGGGGCAGAAAGTAGGTTTACAATGGCAAAAGTATTTCTTGTAGGTATTCAGGACATGAACTTTCCTACCAGGGACGGCAAAGGCGTGATTGATGGTATTGCTCTTCAGTGCAATTATCCTGACCGCAACGTTATTGGTTTAAGAGCTGATTCAAAATTTATCAGCCGAGAAATTTGCAACGCTGTCGGTTTTACGGTTGCTTCTCTTACTCCTTACGTACAGCATAACGTTGAGCTTGAGACTAATCTTAAGGGCAAGGTAGTCGGCATTTCCATGGCAGAGGATTAACGCCATGAATATATTGCAAATCATTGTTGCAATCCTCGGCGTTCTTTGCCTGGGAATAGTGATCGTTTCTGTAATCGTAGGTCGAAAGAGGTGAGCTGATGACTGCCGAAGCCGGGTTCAATAGTCCGGAAGAAATGCAGCAGGCTTATAATCAGATGTGGGAGGATATAGCTTCTGGTATCGGTTACGTTCCTCAGTATTTTGAGGATTCAATGCAGTTTGCTTCAGAAAATCCGGTTGCTCTGCTTGTTGAAGGGCTTTTCCTCGTTCTGGTTGCTTCTTTTTTCCTTCGAAAGATCATTACAGTTTTCAGCGGTCGTAACCGTTGATATAGAAAGAGGTGATTTTGTGTTCTCTGTTATGCTGCTCTCTACTGTAGAAGCTGCAGGAAGTCAGATTACTCTTGAAGAAAGTGGGGTGTTAAAGACTATGGAAGCTATGTGGACAGCTATTTCTACAACTGTAACGAACTTTTTCACTAGCGTGCTTACTCCGGTGATCAACTTCGCTACAACTAATCCGCTTACCCTGATTTTCCTCGGTATCGGTTTTATCGGCATTGGTATCCGGTATATGCGCCGTGTTACTAATGCGTTCGGGCGCGGTCGCTGATCGTGGCTTACGTCGGGAGACGTTGAATAGCGGAGGCTTGATTAATATTCTGGTCTCCGCTTTTTTCGTAGGAGGTATTATATGAATTTTAAAGATGTTATAAAGCGCGTTTTTTTGTATTTTAAGCGTGATCCTAAAGAGTGTGTTGCTCTGATCTGTGCTGCTTGTATTATGGCTATCTCTTTTTTGACTGCCTCTTATCCTGCGTTCGCAGCAGATACGGTCAAGACCTGGAACGACTGGGACGAGGTAGGCGATGACGCTATAGCTTTAAGGGACGCATATGTTAAATACCTGCGTGAGGTCGGCGAGGGTGATTTTATAGGCGCTCTGGGCAAGGGTGTTGACGTTCCTATAAAATGGCTGAAGCTCCTTTCTGATGGCCGGCTCGTTCTGTCCCCTTGCGATGATATTATATACTTTCTCAAGGATAATGTATTGCAGTCCACGCATAAGCAGGGCAAGGAGGCCGACACCGGCTTAGCTTCTAGGCTCAAACCGGTTATTGATGGCAAGACAGGAAAGCAATTATATAACTACTGGAGCGAATATTACAAACCGCATGAAAACGCTTCTCAATATATATGGAGCTATCAGAGTACTAATAGCAAATCTGCATATCCTTATACTTTAGATTCAGATGCGCCTCTATACATGAGTACTAATGGAAACTGGGGACGTAAGGACTGGGACAGCGGAGTTTATTTGATGGTTTTTTACTGCGATGATAACAATACCCACGGGTATTATTATTCTTCGCGGTACTGTCATGTTTACAGCCAGAAGGACGCGGGAGCTACTACGGCAAATATAGTTTTTGACTTCTATGATGTTGCTTCCGGTCAGCTTGTTGACTCTGCTAAATATGGTTGGCTTGCTGCGAACTTTCCTTTTCTTGGATTGAACTTTGATGTTTCATGCAGCACTTCTACTGAATTTCTTAGACTTTTTAAGTATTCTACCTATGCGAATTACATGTCTAAAACCTATTCTGAATGGGGCTTGTTTCCTACAAAGATAGGAAATTTTATTGCTTCTGATTATTCAGACAGTAACGCTTATTTAACTTCTCTTTGCCGATCAGCTTCTTTTACTCCTTCTTCAAATACCAACGATGATTATGGTTTAATTATGAGTTCCGAGCCGTTTGAGCTTTACGGCAGTCAAACCAAAATCGACTATAACAAAATACCCGATAACTACACCATAACAATAAATGGTGATACTATATATGATTATGACATCACGAACCCCGATACTGGGGATCATGGGACGGTCAACTACTACATAACAAATAATTACACCCTGCCCGAGAACGGCAGCAAGGACGATACAAAAGGTGACTCCGGATCCGGAACGGTCAGCGGAAATGTTACGGTAGGCGGTAAGGTGGACGTATCCGGCAAGATCGAGATCGACACAAAACCCATAGATATAAATATCAATGTTAACGGCGGTGGCTCTGGCTCGTCCGGCTCAGGTGACGTTTCTTCCAGTCCGGAGGGTGTCGAATTTGATCAGGACGTTTCTTTGAATAACTATTACGATTGGATGCAGGAACAAACCACGGGCTTCAGCGGATTCATGAAAAATTTCTTTTCCTGGCTGCCTGATCCGATCGTAATAATGCTTTGTGCAGGCTTCGCGCTTGTGATTCTGGCGCGGTTTCTGGGAAGGTGATGATTTTTATGGATTTAGCAGTTATAGCCGGCAATATATTCGGTTGGGGCAAGGCTGTTTTTGATTCTTTTACCGTTACTTTTGGTGATGTAACTATTAACGGTTGGCTGCTGCTCATCGGCGGAGCGGTTGTAATGCTTGTCGTGGATTTCCTCGGCAGGATATTTCAATAGGGGGTGTTTAAGTGGAAGGTGCTATTTTAGCTCTCCTGTCTGAGCTTCTCACTCAGGCGATCACTCAATATGCAAAGTGGGAGATCAAGCGTAAGTTGAACAATGCCGGAAAATTTGTGTCTGAGTTCTATGCTCTCATAGACAACGACGGCGACGGCGTTGCAGAGCACGAGGAACTTGTTTTCTCGTTCGATGCTTCTGTACCTCAGAGCTATAACGGTTATTCTCTTGTCAATAACGGCGATGAGATCGGCTTGGGATATCCGGAGTATGAAATAATCGACGCTGCTGAATTCGCTTCAAGGATCTCCAATCATAATGATGGGACTATTACGGCGACTGATGATTATTACATAGTTGATGATGATGTGTATTTACCTATTCCGGTCGATTACGATCTTGACGGTCGTAATGACTGGGGCAGGGTACTTGACGAAAATCATGACGGAATTCCCGACGCGTCCCCTTCAGGTCCGTTCTATCCTGTTGGCAGCGACGAGTTTAATAAGATAATTGAAACCACAAAGCAGCAGTCCGGGGATAAGAGCTTTATTATAGTATCCGCCGAGGGAACTGTTAGCGTGTACGATCCTAACGGCGATCTGACCGAGGAGGATTACGATAAGGCTTATTCTCTCTGGCTCAAGGATAACGCTGCCCTGGACAAGCCGTTTAAGAACTACTCAGTTACTGAGGCTCTGCTGCTTATCGTCGCGATCTTCGCCGGAGTCTCCTTAATCGGCAAGCTGTTCAAAAGGAGGGTTTATTGATGGACTTCGTTAAGTTCTTTCATAACTGGTTCTTCAATGATTATCAGGACGTTGTTACCTGGATCATGTACGGCGGTGCTGCCTGGACGGTCGTTATATTCGTGTTCAACGTGATATTTTCGATCATTCTTGATTTTGTGAAAGGAGATAAACGCTGATGGATTCTCTTTTTCCCCTGGTCAACCTTCGTTCTCTGTTCTTCTTTACTAGCGGGTTTATGGACTTTGCTTTTCTGCTTTTCCTGCTGAACTGGATAGTTCGTATAATTAAAAAAGGTGATAGGTAGGTATAATTATGTTACGTGCGATATTTGCAGCCTTTCGCGCTGCTCCTGTGTTCTGGTATTACATTTTCAAGGACTTCGGCAAATATATAAAGGAAAAAGGCTGGACGAGGTTCAATTACTGGGGGCTTCATTTGTTCATTGGTAAGTTCGGCGGAGGTAAGACGATCTCCGCGGTCAGACGTGCTTATAATATCTGTAAGACCCACAAGGGCGTTACCGTCCTTACTAATCTTACTCTGTATGGGTTCCCGGAGGATACAAAAATAATTAAGCTCGTGAACAGCTCGCAGATCTTGGAGCTTCCGGATAAATCTATAGTCCTCATCGACGAGATCGGCAGTATCTTCAATAGCCGGGACTTTGCAAGCAGTAAAAAATCTGTTCCAAAACCAGTTTATCAGTTGATCTTGCAGTGCCGTCACCGGAGGATCATGCTGCTTGGTACCGTCCAGAGGTGGAATCTCCTTGATAAGCAACTTCGGGATATCGCTGATACTCTTACGGTCTGCCACAGTTATTTTGCGGATCCGTTCGCACGTTATACTACATGCGCCGAATATGACGCGCAGGAATACGATAAGTGGTTCAATAATCCGCTGCTGCCATTACGGCAGCTCATGTATTACAGCTATGTTCAGACTGACGAGCTGCGGAGTAAGTATGATACTATTGAGATGGTTGATTCCATGCTTGATAAGGAATACATATCAGATGAGGAGATCCTTGCTAACCGAGCCGGAACCGGATTCGCTCCCGATCTTGTCGGCGATAAGAAAACGCAGCGCAGACTTGGCAGGGAGGTGAAAAAGAGATGATTTCCGCAAAAATCGACTATTTGACCATCTCGCTGCTGCCTGATCAGAGCGGATGGACGATCTCTGAAGCTCTCGACCGTTTGTTTCAGGCTCTGTTAATCGAAGAATGGCGGTCTTGGTTCGTCCTGGTCGGCGCCGGCTATGGCTATGAATTCATTTACCGTTATAATGATGTTTCTTTGAAGGTCTCCTCTCTCAGCACGTTTCAGAAACAGGGGATATGCCTGGAGTTCTCCGGCGGTGGTATTGCTTATTATATAGAGTACCTCAAAGCTCATAAAGGTGTTACGCTGCGGACTGCCCTTAATCGCTTCCGTTCAATGTGTCAATGGAGCTGCAAGACGAAATGCAGCCGTTTCGACTGGGCTATTGATGAAAAGTGTGGTGCTGATGAAAAGCCTTATCTTGATCTTGACCGGATTCAGCAGCAGCTTCTTGACAGGCATTTTGTCAGCCTGTTCCGTAAGACTGATCCCGCCGTTGAATCCGGAGAGCTGCAGAGCTGCTACAAGGTTTCCGGCGAGATTGATGAAAAGGTACCTTTTACCTTCATTCAGTCTCAGCACGTCAGCAGCGGAAGAGTTGGCAAAACTATCTATCTTGGTAAACGTAAGTCCGGCACCTATATCCGTTTTTATGATAAGCTGTCCGAGCAGATCGCACACGGCGCGACGGTTCCGGAGGGTGTTGCAGCCTGGTCGCGTTTCGAAATGGAATTTCACAAGGAAAACGCTGCTGCCGTCCTTACTCAGTATCTCGATCATACCGATGATGAGTTTCAAGCTATAATGTGCGGAGTTGCTCTGAAGCTTATTCGCTTCGTCGATCCTGGACGTTCCAGGCGCTATAACTGTGTAACCTCTAAATGGTGGCTTGAGTTCCTCCAGAATGCAAAGAAAGCAAACTTAACTATTCATAAGATCAAGCGTAATAAATTCCTTAATTTCTTGCTGAACTTTAAGAAACAGTATGCAGCATGCTTCAGCCAGGCGGTCAGGTGTTCGCCGGAGTTCCTTAAATCCGTTCTTGAGGACGGTTTGGGCAGATCCTCCAAGACAGCAGCTCAGCTTGTTTCTGATTATAACGCCTTGCAGGGGCTTCCGTCAAACTTCTATGATTATGAGTTCGATAAATCGTTCAAGCCTGAGACAGGGGAGGATTATTGGCGATCCTTCACCGATCTTGACGAGAGAGCTTTTCATGGGCGGTTAAGCTCGATTTATCGCGAGGTTTTCAATAAGGATGTTGGTGCTGCTGCCTTATGA